GGTGTTATCTTTTTTAGTAACGCTGCAAGACCTACTAAAGCCTCGGCTGTAGCGTCTGCAAAATCCTGCATAGCTGAGGTCGCTTGAGGTAGTCCTTTATCACCGGCGAGTATTACAAAAGCATCTACTAAACCTTTACCTATAACTTCTTTAGCTTGCTCTGTACTCTCGGCAAGAATAAGCATTTGACCGGAATAGGTAGCCGCTGCTGCCGTAGCTGATCCTGCAAAGATGTTATCTAGTCTTACTTGTAAATCTGTAAAAGTCATTAACTGTAGTTCGGCTTTAGTTAAGCCTGTGTTATATTGGCTAAGAGCTTTGCGATTACCCAGGTATGCCTGACTTAATCCCTTAGCCACACTCGTAACGTCAATACCGGTCGAGGCCGAGATATTGAGCGCGGTGTTCATTAGCTGCTGGGATTTTGTAACTGACCCTGTAGCGCTTAATAAAGCCTGCATTGCTGGGACTGCCTGGCCTCCAGTAACGCCGTAGAGCCTGCCGATACTTTGTATATACGCATCTATCTGAGGAGTTGCAAAAGCGAGCTCGAGGTTTTTCATTGTGCTAGCGAGTGCAACACCTTCACGCTCGGCATTTGAAAATGCTTTAACAGAGGCTTTACCAAACTGTACAAGTGCTGCTGCAGAGAGAGTTACTCCAACAGTGCGTGCAAGGTTTTTAATATTCCTGCTAAAGGCATCTACGTCTTTGCGTGCCTTACCTAAGCCTTTGCCGTCATACTCTGAGGCGACACTAAACGTTAAATTAGGTAGCACCATTATGCACCCAATTCGTAAGAGCTCTTATTTATTTTACTAAACTTGTATATGGCTGTAGAAATAGCCAAAATAACTGCATCTCGCGCTTTGCCTCTATCCTCGTACGCAGCTCTAAAAATCATACGGCCGCGCTCTTTTTGCTTATCGCCATAAAGAGGACCCATACGGTTAATGAAATGAGCACCTGCTCCAGGGTTATTCGACTTACTTGCAGGGTCTCCGCCTGGGTTTTTACGTCCAGCAGTTTCATAAATACCACCTGCGGCAGATGCGTTATAAATAAAATACAGAGCTCTAAAGCCACTGCGATTACGGCGGCTAGGTGACTGACTATATTTAATACCGGATACAACGGTAGCGTGATCGTATAAAGGAAATAAGCGTAAACGTCCCTCAGTATTAAATTGCCTAAACGCTGAGTTACGAGCTGTAATTTTTTTGCCTACGCTGCCCTCGGCCCAGCCGTAAAGGTTATCCGGTTGAGGACTAGGTGCGTATCCTCGAGCCTTATCACGTAGCGGCACCATTACAGCGCGTATCTCTTTGTTCATCTCTTTTAATAAATCCGGGTCGAACTTTCGCATAGCTTTAACGGTTGCGAGGTACCCCTTTAGCTCTACTGGCATTTTGGGCCTCCTTCGCTCTATCGTTAAATACTTGTAACAAGTTCCTAAACATCGCTGGGTCTAGGTCCAGTAAATACTGGGGTGGGATCCCTGTCTCAATAGCCATTTGAGCGACTAAATAACCAAAGGAACCTCGCCCCACTATCCCAAAGGGAGATCGTCTAGGACCTCCACCTTAGATAACGTATCTAAAAACTCCGGTCCAAAAACCGGCACTACCTCGCCGGATGCCCTAAGGCACTCGTGAGAAAGCCAATAGAGGTGTGTCTGCATTTCGTCATCCCGAAAGGCACGCATAAACCCCTTTTTTGCATACAGTTCAAAGGCATACTCGATACGTGGCGTAATCTGATGCTCAGTTACGTTTCCGTCTGCCCTTGTTATTTTAAGTCTTGCCATTGTTCGCCCCTTTGTTTTCTGTTACGCGGTTGTGATTACGATAGGTGAGTTACAAGTAAATGTAATTGACTGTGTAGCAATATCGCCTACAGCGCCGTTAATATCTTGAGTATTGTTTACCAAAATAGTAGTGCTGTATAGCGGGTTAGTTGCTGACGTTGCCGCGCTTGATGCTTTGAGAGTTAGTGGCACTGTTGTACCCCACGCAGCTTGTAGCGTTGCGTTTACGTTTGCCGCTGCTGTGTCGCTTAGGAAATCTAGAGTAATAGTGCTTGCCTCTAGGCCCTTAACAAACTTATGAGCTGTGTCGCCCATCGCAGTGACCTCGAGTTCGTCGAAGGTTCTCGAAATCGTCGCGCTCGTGCAGTGATCAGTCAAGGCCACACTATTAAGCGTAACCTGCACGGTATTGGAAAGATATATTGCCATTGTTGTTATTCCTCTGTTTTCTCGATAGGTGCGGGTGCTGCCTTTGTTACTTTTTTATCAGCCTCGGTAATCTGTCCGATTTTGATTAAAAACGCTATATCTTCATCTGTGTAGCTCATTTGTTTACTCCCAACTAGTTAATACGCTGATACTGAAATCGGCCGTTAAAAGGTCTCCGCTTTGTACGCTCAGTACTGAGGGAGCCGTCATACTGCCAATATTCATTACGATATTTGAGTTAGCCAATTTCTTAAACACTGCGCAGGCCATTGTTTCGATACCGTTAAGGTTGCCCTTATTGTCGAGCATCGGCACCGTCATAATAATTTTTAGGTTTGCTAAAGGTGAAATATTAAGGTTTGTGTTATTGCTCGGTGTTAGATAATTGTCTGCCGGCGCGACAATAACCGAGTTAGCTGTAATGGTTGGAGGCGGGAAATCGTAGGTATTCCACACGTTTACATTTGCTAATGCCGCTGCGATCGTTGCACGGAGCGTAGTTATTGGAGTAGGCATCTATCCAACCATCGCCGCCGGATTTGTATAACCCGAAATGAGCCCGCGGATTTTGCCTATCATTGAGTTACCCATACGGTAAGGGCTAGGGCTAAAACCGTCAATAGTTACGCCGCCTGTTTGACTGACTTGCCGGGCTTGGAAAATGTCCACGGCTAGGATCATCGCCGCCTCTCTTACAGCAGGCGTTGTTGCATAGCTGTTTGTTTTTGTATCTGCTCCTACAGCTGAGCCATAAGGCAACACACGAGAGAAATTAACGTTAGCGGCAGTCTTAGCAAACTGGATAAAGCTATATCCGTTTGGCCAATTCCACACGTTTGTATTCCAACTGATAGCAGGTATGAGATTTGTAGTCCCAGTACTCCACGGAATAGTGCCTGTAATTGTGTAAGTGCCGTTAAAAGTGGCACCGCAGCCGGTTAGGGTAACGCTTTGCCCGGTGCTAAATATTGCAGGGTTAGCGATCATTACAGTAGCTACGTTATTTTGTAACGTGGTGCCTACTACCGGCGCTGAGTCAAACCATAAAAATTGGTTAAGAATATCCTGAGCAGACTGGCAGCACTCCTCTATTACAGAGTCCGGATACAGGTCTTGAATACCTAGATTATCTCTAAGCTCTTGCTCGGTAACGTATGTAGCTGGCACTTGTCTACTCCTTTCAAACTATGGGCCGGGAGAGCTCAAAGGGCTAAGAGCCCTCCCGACTGCTATAGGTATTTATCAGGTTAGGTTATAACGAACCAAACCGTTAGGCATTTTGACGATAGTTGCCATAAAGCCATAAATCGCAACCTGCACCTGCAAGTTAGATACGACGTTTACAGACATATACGCCTGTGGTGAGCGGTAAACAGTCATCGCCTCAGGCGCAACAATAAACGCTGAGTCGTCGATAGTTGTAGCGACCATTTGATGATCTACGTATAGATCGAGGCCGAGCACGTTGCCGCGGATGCTTGTAGGAGTTGAAAGGCCGCCTGAGTTCATAGGGGCTGCAGCATTGTAAATTGGTCGCCCTGTTGAGTCTGTTGCACCCATTAGGAGAGACCACTGTGAAGGACCTGCAACATAGTTACGTGCAAAGTAGCTTGTGTTCTTGTAGATATTAGCTGACTCTGTTGAGACGTAAGAAATAATGCCTGCGCTTGTAGCTGCTACTGCAGTACCTTGTACGCCGCCTGCTACTACGTCTGCGATTACTGCAGCATCTGTAGCAAGAGAATAGGCTCGCTGTAACTGGTTGGTCAATTCCGCATAAAAATTCGGATCTGATCTCTCGAGAAGTTCGACGCTCAGTGTATTCATACCGGAGTACTTCTTAACTGTACCTGAGAGATATTGAGTAACCATACCTGTGTTTTGTACAGCTCCAGCCTCAGCCTCAACTGTTACAACTGGTGCAGTACCCGCTTGACCACCGGCGCTAGTCACAAGTGACGGCACTGAAATCGTCATACCACTTTGCGGCAAAACTCCAGAGCTAAGCGCGTTAATCATAGGTGTGTCGAAGTTTGTATTTGATACAAACTCTGAAAGGTATTGAGTTGGGTTAAACGCAGGGTTTGTAGAGAATGAGTCATCCGCTGCAGTTACCCATAGCTTTGAGTCCTCGCTACCTAGAGCAGCTTTAATCTTGTGCTCTGTGTATGCAGCCATTGAGTTAATCGGTGTACGTACTCTTTGTGAGTCTAGTACTGACGGACGGATAATCTTACGAGCGGCCTCGACCTTTTCAGCCTCGACCGGTGTATCTACCGGAGTTTCCTCTGGTGTATTTTCAGGGGCTGTAGTCACAGCATCCTCGCTTTCGGTTTCTGTTTCGGTTTCGATCTCTACGATAGTCGTAGAAATAGTTGTAGTTTTTTCTTTTGTACTTGTAGCTGCCTCGAGAGCTGCTCGAGCTGCTGCAATATCAGTTACGGATGCGCTAGAAAAGGCAGCGCTCTCAACAAGGCTAACCTCTTTGAGGACCGCAGCCGTTACTAACAGGTAATCCCCCATTGGCTTAGAGGCAGTTACATCTACCCCTACGGATAAGCCACTGACTAGGTTTTCCTGAGCTAATACGAGCGCATCCTGTCCCCGAGAGCTGCTCGATAACTTAAAGGATCCGTAAATGCCCTCCGGAACTGTTCCCTCGCTAAATGAAATAGCTCGACCTACCGGCTTATCTTGTTGATGCTGCGATAAAAGTTTAATTTTAGATACATCCGGAATTGCAATAGAGCCGCGCTCAAACATAACTGGCCCGGCGCTTGTGTGGCCGATTTCCCCGTATGGTGCAACGAGTCCCGATATTACGCGGCGCTCTGTGTCTGCAGCTTGTATTTCCTGACTAAACGTTAGTAGCACTTGCATCTCCTAGCGGTGTGAGTTGTTCCATTTGTCGAGCTTGTTCTACGTCAATTAGATTTAGATTTAACATTTTTTCGATTACATCTAAACGCTCTCTAGCATCTGCGCGTAAAAATGAGTCATCCACTGCAAAACGCACCTGATTAGCAGAGTTAGTTATATCGTTCATAGATAAACGGTCCTCGATAGCTGAGATATATGGCTGTAATGAATAAGCCACAAACTCACGGCGACCGTCAATAATATTTTGGTACGTCATAGAGTTATTCATATCTGCAGAAATGTAATATGCGGGTACGTTCATAGCACGAGCAATTTCAGTTGCGAGGTATTGTGATGCCTCGTTATACATCATATCTTTTGGACTAAATCCAACATTTTCTACGCTGAGAGTGCTCGTCAAATACGCAGTACTACGCGAGGCGCGGCTAGATTTCCAAGCAGCTAACAAACCTTGTATCTGTGACTCAGGTAAATCTGCACCGTTATTTTTTAATACCGTTGTAGCCATTGGAGTAGCCGCGCTTACAGCCGCAGCGCGTTGTATATCGTAAGCAGCTTTAATTGTTGTACCGGCTGTTTGTAATACACCAGGAATTAACGACTGAAAAGTAACAAGAGATCCAATACCGCCCATAGGTACTTTTATACCGTCTACGAAATAATCTTGTACTTCAGTACCAAACTTATCTGTAGTGTACGTAACGCGATTATTAGCAACCCACTCAAACCCCGACGGCCTTCCATCGTCCGCATACAAAGAGGTCGTGCGCCAATAACTGCACCCATAAAATATGAGGCTATCAACTGTTGCACTTATCGTTACACTACGAGGCTGTCTAATATCCGGTTGTTCTAACCAAACAGGACTACCTAACTTTTCTCCTGTAGATTTTTTATACAGTGCTAAGTCAATACTTGAAATTACGCCGGCAATTAAATTACGGCAGCGCATAACGCTAGCAACTTGTAAAGCAAAATTACGATCTATACCTACGCCGTTATATCCGTAAGCGGAGTTAGTATTAAATGATCCATAACCGTAAGTAGTGTCCATTACGGCAGGTGCATACTGGGCCTCGATAGCGGGCTTTTCAGCTCTCTTAATACCAAAAGTTTCTAGTAATCCCATAGGAGGGATTTTCCCAATTAGTCAAGCATTTTGCAGTTTTTTGTGTCCGTGTCTAACTGTAAACTTTAACCTCACCTACGGGCTGATTTAGGATATGAACTACAAAACTTAAGCCGATAGCAGCGTCCACTGGTCCGGCAGACTTACGGCGAATAATGCGCCACGAGGCATCGCTAACTTTAGCTGCGCAATTAGCCATACTCTCGACTAACTCATTTTGGCCGCTATGAACTAGGCGCTTATTTACAAGGGCATCGTATAGATCACCGCAGGCCTGATAGGCAGTCTGCCCGGATATATCCTGCATCGCTACGCCGGACATCTCGAGGCGTTTAGCTATCGAGGCCGTGGTGTATTTGTCGTAGCAAACGGTCCGAGGGTAGTAAATATTCGTCCAGTGCTTAATGCGCCCAGCTATAAACAAGTCATCTACTGCAACGTCGTTATGAAATACCTCTAGGACTGCAACGCCTATACGGCCGTCCGGCATCACTTGGCCCATAACTAAACTTGCATCGCGACGGCTAGGGGATACGTCAAAGCCAAAGATAGTAAGAGGCCCCGGGTTTAGTTGTAACGTTTTGTCTCCGGACTCCTCGACGCTCATATAAGGCCACGGACTTTGTAAGCTGCTAATCCACGTGCAAAGGGTCTCGGTACGACTGGTTTCAATAGGGCTTGTAGCTATTGACTCCTCAATAGCCTCCTCTGTAATTGTGTATCCCATCGCAGGATTAGCTTGAGCCCACGCCTTACGATCTGTAATTTTTGCAAACTGCTCTGCTGAATACTCATAAAAGCCAAAAGTCTTAGGAGGAAAACTTAAAGCTCTTTCGCGTAGGTCATTAAGCACTGTACTAAAGGCATCTCCGGCATTAGAGGTAAGGAGAGTTTGAGCATTAGGCCGGGCACGTGTTACCGGCATCGCAGCTCTATAGCCCTCCTCGCTAATTTCTCGAACCTCATCTATGTAGAGCAGGTCTGCTGTACGTCCACGCGATCCATCACGTGTAGCTGCGACTACATCGAGGCGACCGCCATTACGTAGCTCGATACTCTCAGTACCGTTAGCAAAACGTATCTGTTTACATTGTTTACTCAACGAGTCCGATCCCTCAATAGCGTAAGCAACCTGCCTAAAGGTCTCCAGTGCCATTGAGCGATTAGAGCTCATAATGACTACGTTCTTACTGCCAAAGAGGAATAGATGGCTCAGCATTAACATACGCGCTAAATGAGTCTTACCGTTTTGACGTGCACACAGTACGAGATTTGTCTTGCGTATAAACATTTCGTTTTCGTCTACGGTACAAATATCATTAAGAACAAACTCCTGCCACGGCAATAGGGGTAGCTCTAACGAGTTAGCTAAATCTTTTACCTCACTGCCTCGGGATTTTCCTTTGAGGTAAGGCGTATGTAATCGCGGCTCAGTAGCCCCCTGTAGCGGCGTTTTTATTTTGGTCATACTCCTACTAATCCTGTTTCGTTTGGCCCACACACGGACCGCTAGGGACCGTACTGGACTGTCTTGGGGAGATTTTGCCCGGAGAGGCAGGGGGGCTCTCCTT